GACGATACAGATTTAATGACTCTTGCTGATGGTGTTTTAACCGTAGCAGGTGAGGTCTCAATGACTACACTTGATATAGGTGGTACAAATGTAACAGCTACAGCAGCAGAACTTAATTACACTGATGGAGTAACTTCCAACATACAAACTCAGCTTGATACAAAAGCTACAACAGGTAAAGCTATTGCTATGGCTTTAGTTTTTGGTTAAAAATAGGAGAATATTATGGCAAACCCAAACCTAGTAGCAGTAACTTCCATATACGGTAAAAGCGTACAAGGAGCACTGACTACTACAGTAACAACTGACTTAATAACTTGTGCAAGCAATAAGTTGATTAAAATAAACAGCATTATTATTGCCAACATTGATGGCACTAATGCTGCTACAGTAACAATGGGCATCATTAAAAGTGGTGGCTCAGTAGTTTTATTTGCTTCAACAATTTCTGTTCCTGCCGATGCAACACTTGTGTTGATTGACAAGAACTCAAGTTTTTATCTTGAAGAAGGAGATGTTTTAGAAGGTGGTGCAAGTGCTAACTCAGACTTAACTTACACTATTAGTTACGAAGAATTAGACGATGCTTAAGGAGGCATTTAACAATGGCACATTTTGCAGAATTAAACAGCAGTAAAGAAGTATTACGAGTAATCGTAGTTTCTAATACAGATGTAGATGCCAATGGTGGTGATTTACACGCAGATGCAGAAACATTTGTAACATCTATTGTTCCACACTCAACAGGCGGAACAAGTTGGAAACAAACCTCATACAACAATAATTTTAGGAAACAATACGCAGGTATTGGATACACTTACGATTCATCAAAAAATAAATTTATAGCCCCAAAACCTTACGCATCATGGTCTTTAGATTCTAATGATGATTGGAAAGCACCAGTAGCTATTCCAACTGTCACAGAGATAAGCTCTAAGTCAGTTATGATGATTTGGGATGAAGACAATCAAAAATGGCTAGGTTTTACTGAATCAGCTAATTACGAATGGGATGCTACCGATTTGGAATGGGATGAGGTCTAAGCATGGCTGACTTAAATGGCGGAATAATAGGCGTAGATAACACACCAGAAGTTCTACCCGAAGTCATTACAACTTTTAATTCAAGTGGTACTTTAACTACTACTTCTTATGCAACCTCAGTTGAATACTTAGTTATTGCAGGTGGTGGTGGCTCTGCTGCTGATGCTGGTGGAGGTGGAGGAGCAGGTGGATATAGAACAGATACTGGTTTCGATGTTGATGCTTCTACAGACTATCCAATAACTGTAGGTGCTGGTGGTGCTGCTGGTGGTAATGGTAGCGATGGTGCTAATTCAGTTTTTTCTTCTATAACTTCCGCAGGTGGTGGCGGTGGAACTGGATTTACAGGAGCAGCAGGTCGTGATGGTGGGTCTGGCGGTGGTGTTGGTGGTAGGACTTCCGAAGCAAATGGTGCAGGACATGGTAATGGAAATACACCTCCTGTAAGTCCACCACAAGGTAATGATGGCGGGAATCGTGGTGGCGGCGGAGCTAACGCCCTTTGTGGCGGCGGCGGAGGCGGAGGTGCTGGTGCAGTCGGTGGCGATAGTAGAGATACCGCAGGTGGTGGCAATTTTAATGCTGGTGGTCATGGCGGAGCAGGTACGGCTTCTTCAATCACAGGTTCTTCTGTAACAAGAGCAGGTGGTGGCGGTGGCGGAACAGATGGTGGTAATGCAGGTGGCGATGCTGGACCCGGAGGCGGTGGCGAGGGTTGTTCTGGTGGTAGTAGTGTGGGAGCAGCAGGAACCGCAAACACAGGCGGTGGCGGAGGAGGTGGCGGTAATCCTGCTACCGATACTAGTGGAGGAGCTGGTGGCTCAGGTGTCGTTATTGTTAAAGAAGCAGCAGGACCTACCACAGCTTCAGGAGTATGGAGTATGAACGCACTTTACGATAATGTAAAAGCAGGAACATGGAGTAGTTAATGTCAAGATTAATAGGAGCAACACAAACATCAGTTTTTCAAGAAGCCTTGAGCAATAACTATACCTCTAATTCAACTTTTGAAGCACCTGCAACAAGAGACATTGAACTATTAGTAGTTGCCGGAGGCGGTGGTGGTGGACACAATCCAAGCCCCGGAGTGCATGGTGGTGGTGGTGGTGCAGGAGGAGTAGCTCATGGAACTTCGTACCCTATTGTAAAAGGAACAACTTATCCAATAACTATTGGAGCAGGTGGAGCAGGAAATGCTGTTGGTTCTAATTCAGTTTTTACCAATCCTGTAAGCTCTCCTGAAACAGTTACATCCACAGGAGGTGGAGATGGTGGTATAGCAGGAGCAGGAGCAGCAGGTGGATCAGGCGGTGGCGGAGGACAAGGAAGTGCAGGAGCAACTAACCAAGCAAACCCCGCAGGTGGTCTTACTGGTTACGGAGCAGCAGGTGGAGTAGGTCAACCCGGAACCGATGGAGGAGGCGGCGGAGGCGGTGGAGCAGGACCAGATGCCGGCAATGGAGGAACTACTACCCCAGACTGGGCAGATGTTCCACCGGGAACAAGCTACCCCAACTCACAAGCAGGTGGTCAAGGTGGTGCAGGAAAACAATTTCCCGCATTTCCGGGAGTTGGTACAGATGATGAAAATGCAACACCGGGTACAGGTTTTTTTGGCGGAGGAGCAGGTGGTGGTGGAGTAAGTAATACCACACCTTTTGGTGGACCACACAGAACATTACCTCAAAGTGGTGGTGGTGGTCATGGTGGATATAATGGTGCAGCAACATCCGGAGCAGCCAACACAGGCGGAGGAGGCGGTGGTGCACACCATGCTTCAACTGTAGGTGCAGGTGGATCAGGTTATATAGGCATTAGAGCAGATCAAGTTTTTACTGGTTCAAGTATGTGGGATTTAAGAGTTGTTTTTAGAGAAAAGAAAGCCGGAGATTGGGCTTAAATTCTAATTACATATGAATTTAAAATGGTACTATTGGTATTTTAAATCAGTTATTCCTGAAAGAATATGTGATGAAATAGTTCGGTATGGTAAAGAGCAAGATAAACAAATGGCTCTTACAGGAAATAGTAATAAAGAAGTAAAAGATTTAAGTGACTTAGAACTTAAAAACATTCAAAAGAAACGTAAGTCTGATGTAGTATGGTTAAATGACAGATGGATATACAAAGAAATACAACCTTACATATATCAAGCAAATGCTAATGCTAATTGGAACTTTGAATGGGATTGGTCAGAGTCTTGTCAGTTTACTGAGTACAAAAAAGGTCAGTTTTACGATTGGCATTGTGATTCATACGAAGAACCTTATGACACTCCTGAAAATGAAAATACACATGGTAAATTAAGAAAACTTAGTATGACTGTATCACTTACTGACCCTGATGAATATGAAGGTGGAGATTTAGAGTTTGATTTTAGAAACACAGATGAAGGCTCTCAACCAAGAATATGTAAAGAAATTAGAAAGAAAGGTAGTATCATTGTTTTTCCTTCTTTTGTTTGGCATAGAGTTAAACCAGTAACCAAAGGAATACGACACTCTTTAGTATGTTGGAATATAGGATATCCATTTAAATGAGTTTTAAAAAAGATAAATATCAAGTAATCAAAGGTGCTATATCAAAAGAACTAGCAGATTTTTGTTACCAATACTTTTTAAATAAAAGAGCAGTAGCAAGACATTTATTTGATGAAAAATATATATCACAGTTTACTGAATATTTTGGAGTTTGGAACGACCAACAAGTACCAGAGACTTATTCGCATTATGCAGACATAGTAATGGAAACTTTATTACAAAAAGTTAAACCCATTATGGAAAAAGAATCAGGAGTTAATTTAATTGAAACCTATTCATACGCAAGAATATATAAAAAAGGTGACGAGTTAAAAAGACACAAGGATAGATACTCATGCGAAATATCTACTACTATGCATTTAGGCGGTGATGATTGGTCAATCTTTTTAGAACCATCAGGAGAAAAAGGCAAGGATGGTGTAGAAGTTAAATTAGAAACAGGTGATATGCTTATGTATCATGGTTGCGAGTTAGAGCATTGGAGAGAACCATTTAAAGGTGAAAATTGCGGACAAGTATTTTTACACTACAATGATGCTAGTGGTGAAAATGCAGAAAAAAACAAGTTTGATACAAAGCCGTTATTAGGATTACCAAGTTATTTTAAAATTAATAATAAATAAAGGAAAAAATATGGAGCTTACAGGATACTTATTATGGAATATATTTTTAACTCTTGTTGTAGCTCCTATACTTTACAGCATTCGTGGAAACACAGCAGAAAATAAAAGGCTTGACATACTTTTAAATAAAACAAGAGAAGAGATGGCAAAAGAATACGTAACAAAAAAAGAATTGTCTGACGGAATGGACAGAGTTTTTGATACGTTAGATAAAATTGAAGAAAAATTGGACAAGTTATTCGAGGTTAAATAATGGCAAAAAGTAAATTATTAAAAGCAAAGAAAAGAGCAGAACGTAGAGCACGTTATCATGGTGGTAGAGCAGACTATCGTGGAGGTGGTCGTGTAGGTTATGAAATAGGTGGTCGTGCTGACGAAGAAAAACTAATGCCTAAGCCTAAGCCTAAACCTAAACCTGCACCTACACCTGTAGATAAAGATGTTGATAAAGGTGTTGATACAGATACACAAGAAACAACAGCCGTTTCAACGCCTACACCTACGCCTACTCCTGATGCTGCTGCCCAAGCTGCTGAAGATCAAATGGCTGCTGACGCTGCTGCTGCTGAAGCTTCTAAAGTTGGCACAAAAGAAAAGCCAAAATCTCAACAGATGTTAGAAGCCGGTGCTGATATGTTAGATGTGTTGAAGCAAAGACAAATTGAAGAAGGTTTAAGAAATCCAGATGGTACACCAACAAAAGCAGGTAAAGGACCGGATAATAAAACTCAAAATAGTTTACCCGGAGATAAAGAAAATCCAGAAGGAGATATAGGTGTTCGTGATAATGTTGGTGCTGGTTCTGTATCTGGAACTGACGATGTTATAAATGAAGGAGATGCTCCAACTACTAATGCAGCAGGTGAAGTTGTAATTACAGATGAGGACGCTCAAGCTGCTGCTGATGCCCAAGCAAATGTTGATCAAACATTAGCAGAGTATAACGCTGCTCAAGACGCTGCTAACTTAAGTGCTTTAGACCCTGACGAAAGAGATAAACGTATTACTCGTAGTGCAGAGCTTGTAGAAAAATCTGCTAAAGGAGAAGTTCCAGACGATGCTGTTATTCCTGATGCTGAATTAGTAGATGAAGAAATAGCAGCCGATACTAAAAAAATGACTGCTGACGACTTGGCTAAAGCTGAAGCAGGTCAAGCAGTTTCACAAGATGTAACAGCAAAAACAGGAACAGAAGCTATAACTGCTGCACCTGATCAAATAAAAGCAGCAGGATATGGTGCTGCTCAAACAGATTCAGCAGTAGCTGAAGCAGCACAAGGTAGGGTATCTGAAGACGCAGAACTTACAGAAGATGAAATAGCTAAAGCTGCTGATGTAGTTGACGTAGACCCAATAGAGGGTGCTGATGTAGATATACCCGAAGGTGCTTTAACAGATAGAGTTGTTGGTAAAATAAGCCCCGAAGCAGCAGCAGAAGCTGCTCAAAATACAGGTTCAAGTTTAAGAAAACTTTCTAGAGCTAAAAAACAATTAAGAAAAGCAGGATTAACAGAAGATCAAATTGGTGAAATTGGTGACGACATTGAAGCTTTAGAAGATAGGCTAGACGATTTCACAGAAGAAGAACGTGGGTTATTAGCAGGAGTTGATAAAGATACTTTAGTAGATGCTCAAATGAGTAGACTATTAGACGGAATCCAAGATGGTAAAATGCCTGTCTGGGCTTCGCCTGCAGTTTCTAAAGTAGAACAGATGTTAGCAGCAAGAGGATTGTCAGCTTCTACAGTAGGACAAGCAGCATTGACGAATGCAATTATACAGGCAGCTTTACCTATGGCTCAAAGTAATGCTACTGCACTACAACAAGCTGCAACACAGCAACGAGATATTGAAGCTAGAGAATCTGAAGCTAATACACAAAGAAGACAACAGACAGCTACACATAATGCACAAAATGTTTTTCAACTGGACATGGCTCAGTTTAGTTCAGATCAACAAATAGCATTATCAAACAGTAAGTTTATGCAAACTGTTGGTTTAACAGAAGCAAGTAGTGATCAACAAGCTGCAGTACAAAATGCTGTAATAC